TCCGAGTGTTCCAAGCAGCACCCATTGCACTGCAAATATTGATTCGAAAGTACTACTTACCAGTAGCGAGATTCTTATCCGTGAATCCGTTATTGGCTGAATGTGCCGTAGGTATCAATAGCCATGGACCCGAATGGCATCAACTTAGTGAACATATGGCTAAATTTGGTGATGATCGCATCATTGCCGGAGATTACGCCAAATACGATCTTCGTATGCCTGAACAACTTACATTAACTGCTTTTGCTACTATGATTGAGATTGCTACTTGGAGTGGAAATTATACCGCTCAAGATATCAAAATTATGAAAGCGATTGCACACGATGTGTGTTCACCTCTCGTTGCCTACAATGGCACCCTGATCAGATTTATGGGCACCAATCCCTCTGGTCAAAATATGACTGTCTATATTAATAGTATCGTGAATTCACTATTACATAGACTTGCCTTTTTCGATGCCTATACTGACGAAGAATTGGACCACATTGGTTTCAATATTCTTAAGTTAGGTCGTCGTGCTACCTTTCGTGACCTTTGCGCTCTCGCTACTTATGGAGATGACGCAAAAGGATCGGTAAGGGAAGGTTTCGACAAATTTAATCACGTATCTATGGCTAATTACTTAGCAGCCAATGATATTGTTTTTACTATGCCAGATAAAGAATCTGATCCGATTCCTTTTATGTCGAGATTTAAGGCAGATTTCCTAAAACGAAAAGACCTATTTAACCCTGACCTAGGAGTTTATGTTGGAGCTTTGGATGAGAACAGTATCTTTAAGTCTCTCCATTCCATCATTAAATCCAAGGTTGTTACTCCCATGTCAGTAAGCGCTATGAATTTAGATGGTGCTTTACGAGAATGGTTTTACCATGGTCCAAAAGTTTACGAACATCGTCGTGAACAGGTTTCTCAGATTGCCCTGAAAGCAAACTTAGCAGTACCTGGTTTATTGTTATCTTACCAGGATCGCGTCGAAAATTGGCGTGAGAAATATGAAACACAGTCCGGAACTGTAAATACCGTAACCAGTTCAGATCCCGTCCTCGAAGAAATCGAGGAGATTTGTGTAGAATTGCAGGGCATGTTAGGCCCAGAATCCACGGAAACAGAATCTATGCCATATATTGATCTTGAAGAACGAGTAATTGAAGTACTTGGTAGACCCACACTAAGGAATACCATTATCTGCAATGCAACATTTGGAGAAATCGATTTATTATACGAAACTGAACAAACTATTTTATGTATTGAATGCAAGATCATTAGAGGTGGACCCGCGTATCACACAAAACGCGCTACAGCTCAAGCTCGCAAATATGCTCGCGTATTCAAAACTCTTCGTCCTGACTGTACAGTGTACGGTCTTATATGTACTGAGTTTGGCTTTACCATTGTTACATGTTTAGGTAAACCCAAATTTCCCAAAAAATTCGCTGCTTTATTAGATGCTGCTCCGTTAGCCAACTAATAGAAAAGTGGAACTCCCGTCCGTCATGACTCTAAACTGTCTGGAGGTGTTTATCCCAATGCCGACATTACCTAAATAGGAACCAAAGGGACGTGTAGTACTGAT